AATCAGTTACCGAAGAACCAGTTGTTGAGGAACCAGTTGTTACTGAAGAACCAGTTACCGAGGAACCAGTTGTTACCGAAGCACCAGTTACTGAAGAACCAGTTACCGAGGAACCAGTTGTTGCAGAGCCAGTTGTTACAGAACAAGTTGCCGAAGAACCAGTTGTTACAGAACCTGTTGTTGCTGAAGAACCAGTTGTAGAAGAACCAGTTGTTACTGAAGAACCAGTTACCGAGGAACCAGTTGTTACCGAAGCACCAGTTACTGAAGAACCAGTTACCGAGGAACCAGTTGTTGCAGAGCCAGTTGTTACAGAACCACCAGTTGCCGAAGAACCAGTTGCCGAAGAACCAGTTGTTACAGAACCTGTTGTTGCTGAAGAACCAGTTGTAGAAGAACCAGTTGTTACTGAAGAACCAGTTACTGAAGAACCAGTTACCGAGGAACCAGTTGTTACCGAAGCACCAGTTGCCGAAGAACCAGTTGTTACAGAACCAGTTGTAGAAGAACCAGTTGTTACAGAACCAGTTGTTACAGAAACAGTTATTGAGGAACCAGTTACTGAAGAACCAGTTGTTGAAGAACCAATTGCCGAAGAACCAGTTGTTACAGAACCAGTTGTTGAAGAACCAGTTGTTACAGAACCAGTTGCCGAAGAACCAGTTGTTACAGAACCAGTTGTTACAGAACCACTTGTTGAAGAACAAGTTGTTGCTGAGGAACCAGTTGTTGAGGAACCAGTTGTTGAAAATATACAAATTGAAATAATAGAAGATTCACCTGAATTAACAAATGAAATACCAAAATTAGTATTTATTGTTCCATACAGAGATAGAGAAGAAAATAAAAAAGCATTTTTAGAAAAAATGAAAATAATATTAGAAGATTACCCAAAGAATTCTTATAAAATTATTTTTGCACACCAATGTGATAATAGACAGTTCAATAGAGGTGCCATGAAAAACATAGGATTTTTATATATAAAACATAAATATCCAAATGACTACAAAAATATTACATTTGTTTTCAATGATGTAGATACAATGCCTATTGAAAAAGGATTATTAGATTACGAAACTACACAAGGAAATATCAAACATTTCTATGGATTTGATTATGCACTTGGTGGAATATTTTCCATAAAAGGAATAGACTTTGAATCATTGAATGGATTTCCAAATTTCTGGGCATGGGGATTTGAAGATAATTTGTTATATAAAAGAAGTCAACGTGCAAAAATAAATGTAGACAGAAGCACATTCTATCCGTATAAAGACCCAAAAATTATTCAAATATTTGATGGATTTGAAAAACTCGTAAATAAAAATGAATTCAATAGATATATGCAATTTACAAATGAAGGATTGAATACAATTTACTCAATTTCATGTGACCATGATGAAAATACCGGGTTTTTGAATGTCACTAATTTTGTTACAAATTTTGCAGAAATACCATCAGCAAATTCAATACATGATTTGAGAAATGGTCCAAAACCATTTGATACAAGTATGGGTATATTATTCAATGTACCATATCGTAGAGTTCCAAGACGTTCTATGAAATTATTTTAAGAATAATATACAATTAGTTTACATTTTACACCTTTGCACTTTTAAATCGCCGATTATATAACCATGAATTCGCCTTTGGTGATTTCTCGGGTATAAAAGGCGAATTATCAGTTGCAAAATAACAGTTACCAAAGCACGTTCAAAAGTGTATAAAATGTAAAAATTTATATTGAATCATACATTTCTAGTAATTTAAATGTAATACCGATTTCATTTTTTGTTTCCCATATACCAGATATTTTCAATACATATTTTACAGTTCCGCATTTTCTATCAGTGTTTTGTTCTCTGTATAATTTAAAAAATCCCGACTGTAATTGCTTTGCAAATACCATAGAATTTTCTTTATTCACATTATAAAAATGTTTGTAATAATTCACAATATATTCTTCAATCTGTGATAATTCTTTAATATATACAGCATTCATTTTTGTATAAGAATAAAAGTAAACATTCTTGTTATTATAAATATTTTGATTGGAAGTAATTTCTAATGGAAAATTCAAATATATTCCATTCATTGAAAGTAATTTATCTGAATATATAATTTTAGTAAAAATTCCATCAACCACTATATTTTTCTTTTTTTCAAACAAATGCATATTTTCTATTTGAAAATCATTTATATCAAAAATAAAATTCATCTTATTAATATTTATATAATTGTTTTTATCTACTTTTACATAGATATTTAGCATAGTAATAATACATTTATTTAGATTTAAATATATATTATATTATATACGTATAATGTCAGCAAGATTAAATATGAATGAAATTAGATATTATTCTTGGAAAGGAAAAACATTCAATCAAATCACCTCTGCAATTCAAAAAAATAAAATTACATTATCAAGCACAAGTGGTAATGTATTGTTCAATGCGCGACCTTTACCTATATATAGAAGAGAAACCATGTCTAAAACCGCGCTCGCTACTGGTAACGAACGAACTTCTGCAAGTATTGACCAATTAAACATGCCAAATGGATATACGTTAACATCTAATACACAATCTTGCACAGTTGGTGTTTTAAATATTTTAGACGGAAAAGAAGCAAATGAAACTACAAATAAATATCAAAATGATTCATGTTTGACAACAAATCCATGTATGGCGCAAGAAAATAATGCAAGACTAAGAGTAAGGAGTAGTGGTATGATAAAAAAAAATAGTGCTGCAATGGGAACTACATATGAACCTTATTACACTTCTACAAAACAATTATTAATTAGTAGAAATAAAACATTTGAACAAAATCAATATAATTATATACGTCAAGGAGATTCAACCGCAAAACCAGGTTCCGGTGCTGCTACTGGAAATGTATATTCCGCACATGGTATGTCAACATGTAGTAAATATAATATTACAAGCATATTAGGTAACAATACCTTTGAATATCAATGGTTTGATGGAAACGATTACACAGTTACTATTGAGGATGGATACTATGATTTGGACGATTTAAATCAACAATTTAAACTTGCTATGATAAACAATAAACACTATTTAGTATTATCATCTACAAATAGCAAAACATTTTTAATGAATATTGGATTCAATAGCGCTACTAAAAAAATAGAATTACAATCATTTGCATATAACACAACATCATATAGCACGAGCGTATATTCTTATCCAGTAGGAAATAATTGGTCAACTTACGTTTCTTTATCAATTGATGCAACCAAGTCACTTGTGCCTGTATTTAAAATACTTGGAAATACATTTCAAGATGTTATTGGATTTCCAGGAGGAAATTATCCAAGTGTTCTAATAAGAATTGATGGAGCTACATCAAAAGCATATCAACATCCTTCTACAAATACATATACATATAATGAAAATCAAAGTTCAATTTCAACTGTAAATGCAAAATTATTACCAATGTATTCTCTTGTATATTATAAACCAAATAATTATCAATATGCACAACAAGGAGCAGTTTCTGCAAGTTCTCTAATAACCCGTTTAAAATACAATACTATCACAAATAATTCATATAAATATCAAGCGGCATACGGAATGGCTATGGCAAATGCACTTGCATATGGAGTTCCAGAAGGAGGTTATACAATTAAAGATAAAATAGGGTATCCAATAAAGAAAACTCCTACGTTCTCAAAATATAGTGATGGATTTGCAAAATGTGAAGCAAAAACATTTTCTAATATTATATAAAAAATATATAAAAATATATAAAAATATATAAAAATGATTATTATGTATATAAAATTACAATATATATAATAATATATATTGTATGTGTGGTATATTAGGAATAATAAATGAAAATAATCGTCCAGTGAATCAGTCATTAGTAGATGGTCTAACTGTATTACAACATCGTGGACAAGATTCAGCTGGAATTGCCACTATACATGAAAACCGATTCCATATGTATAAAAACAAAGGGCTTGTATCCGAAGTATTCAATCAAGAAAATATTGTGCAATTAACAGGTAATATGGGTATTGGACATGTTCGTTATTCAACATCAGGATCAACTTCATTATTTGAATCACAGCCACTATATACAAACACCCCATTTGGGTTAGCATTAGTTCATAATGGTAATTTAACTAACACAGATGAATTAATGGAATATATGATATTAAAAAAACGAAATATAAATACAAATTCAGACAGCGAACTTTTACTCAATGTATTTGCAGAAGAATTATACAATAAGAATGTTTCAAATATGAACCAATTTGATATATTTGAAACAGTAAAGAAAGTCATGGAAAAATGTAAAGGCGGGTATTCCGTAATAGTTCTTATTAATCGTATTGGTATGGTAGCATTTCGTGACCCATATGGAATACGACCGTTATGTTTTGGAAAAAATAAAAATGGGTATGTATTTGCGTCTGAAAGTGTAGCGATTGATGTGGTATATAATGATTTTTCATTAATACGTGATATTAACCCTGGTGAATGTATTTTCATAAACCAATATCAAGAATTACACGCACAAAATGTTTGTGAAAAATCTTCATTAAATACATGTATATTTGAATATATATATTTTGCTAGACCAGATTCAATCATTGATGGTATTTCAGTATACGATACGCGTTTAGAAATGGGAAACAAATTAGCCGAAAAAATAATAAATGAACATCCAGATATAATTCAAGAAATTGATGTAATAATTCCTGTTCCAGAAACATCCAGAATTAGTGCTTTACAAATTTCACAAAAATTAAATATTCCATATAGAGAAGGATTTGTAAAAAATAGATACATACCAAGAACATTTATATTACCAGGACAAGAAGTGCGGAAAAAATCAGTAAAACTAAAGTTGAATACAATTATATCTATATTTAAAGATAAAAATATATTAATAGTAGATGATTCTATTGTTAGAGGAACCACCTGTATGCAATTAATACAATCAGCAAAAAAAGCAGGTTCAAAAAAAATATTTTTTTCAAGTGCTGCACCAATGGTTAAATATCCAAATGTATATGGAATAGATATTCCTACCAGTAATGAATTGATAGCAAGTTATAGAAATGAAACAGAAGTCGCAGTAGAAATCGGTGCAGATAAAGTAATATATAACGATTTAGTAGATGTCGTTGATGCATGTATTTCATGTTCAACAACTCGGCGAAAATTTGAAACATCCTGTTTTGATGGATGCTATATTACTGGAAATATCAACGATGAATATTTCAAAAAATTAGAGAAAAAACGGAATATGAAAAATTAAATATTTTCAACTGAATGATTTTGCGATGTAGCTACTATTTCTGAATAATTATATACATCATAATATGATATATTATGTTTTATACACCACTGAATACATTTTTGAGAATTCATTTTCACTATATTATCTATTTTATCACTTTTATCATTCTTATTTTTATTTTCAATAAGGGTTAACGTATAATATATATTTTCTATCTGTTGTTGTCCAAATATAGAATTAAATTCTTCCAATTTTGTTTCAAAAAAGTGTGAAATAGGACAAGATAAAAAACGAATTATATATTCGTTTGTAGTTGTCATTTGAATGAATGCGTTACGAATATATGGATAAAATATAGTAGAATTATTAAATAAAAATCCTTTACAAACTATATATTTTTCAGAATTTGCATACCGACTTGTTTGTGGTTTTGTAATATATACTTTTTTATAAAATGAACATAATATATACATTATATCAACGGTTGATGATAAAAATGAATCAAATATCTTCAATACAAACGACCCTTCACGTTTTTGCATAGATAGTGCAAAACATACTTGTGCAAATAATAATTTCGTCATATCATGTTCTTGATTATTAAAATTCGTTGAAAAATCAAATCCTCCGTCTCCTGTTATTAAATCCATGGAAGAACCATATTTATTTACACAATATTCAAAGTTTTCAATTTTCAAAATATCCCCACTTTTATCTAATCCTGTTTCAATAAATACATTTTTATTTTCATTCAAAAAATGCTCGCTTTTTTTCCAAGAAGGTATATTGGTATCATTATCGTCTATAATTGTAATACCTATATATTTATCTTCTTTATTATTCCTCAATTTACAAATAGCTTCAATAAATCCACCTGGACCTTCTGCTAAATGAAATGTATTTATAGGATTATAATGAATATGTAATCCAAATGATTGAGATAATTCTAACATTTTAAAATATGATCTTGATAATGGTTTATACTTTGAAATGCATTTCTTTTTATAAGGTATTGGTGTATGTATATATTCATAGGGATTTGTATATTTCTTGTAATTATCCCATTCTTTTTCATACATATTTATTTTCTCTTTTATATCGCATAGGTAATATGATAATGAATTAGATATACTAGGTTGAGGAACTATTGTAGACATTTTACACTGAATTTTTTCATATATATTAAAATGCACTTTTGGTAATAAAAAATATATCATTATGGTTGTTAAATATAAATACCAAGAAGTATTTATATTCATTCATTTCTATATCTTTATTTCTTTGGTCTCATAATTTTTACTGGTTCGCCTATCACTATTCTTGGTAGAGGAGCAACTGGGATTGATTGTTCATCGTCTTCTACTGGTGAAAATTTATCTAAAACTATTTTTTGTTTTAATTTACGTATTTTTATAACAGGTTTTTCTTCTTTTTCCTTGGTTTCGGTTTCTTTTAATTTCAATAAATCATCTATGTCTTCATTTTCTTCCATTTTTCCACTTTTTCTCAAAAACTCATTGTATATTTTTTCAGTATCTACGCTGCGCACTTTATTGAATACGAAATAACGATTCATAAACGATATCCATTTTTCATCGGTTGTCATTTTATTTGCGGTTCCGTAATCATATGATTTATTTGGTTCTCTTTCAATTTCTCGTGTCATATGATTGTATAACTCATCAAACAAACCACTTCCGTTCGGTAAATCCATTTTTTCAGCTTGTTCTTTTGGGATTAATACAAATCCATAATTCTCCATCATTCTTACAAAATAATTGAAATTTACCAAATATTCAGCAAATGTTTTATTAATAGATTCTTGATATACATTAATAGTATATCCAATACTCAATTCATCATCAGGAAACCCAGTTTCATCATACATTTTTGTAATCTCATACATTTTCTTATCATCACGCATTATGGAAACACTTTCACCTTTATTTTTATTTTTTAATTTTTCAAAAACTGTATTTCCATCATAACATGTTCCTATAAAATAACCTCCTATTTTTGTGCATTCTGCCAAATTTCGCAAGAAGGAATGGAATGTAGTATTATTTTCAAAGAAATAGTGTAATGCAAATTGACATGAACTAATATTAAATCCATCATGTCCCACTCCATAATTTTTATAAACACCTTCTTTTAATTCCTTTCTATCTTTTGGACCGTTTCCAAATAATGCCCGTGCAATCATTTTTTCTTTTTCTGTCATAAATGCTTTACCGTTACGTATATTCACACCACTATTGCCTTGAAGGAATATTGCTCCTGGTAATTCATTACGGTTATTTTTTTTGAATGATTTAAGATATCTCGCACATGCGCCGTCTAAACTATTTTGAATATTATCACGAGAAACGTCAATACCCAATATAAACGATAAATTTGCACGTATCCACTTTGGTAAATCGCCACCTTTACCAACTGCATAATCAATGAGAGTATCTTTACGTTTTGAAACCCCCAATATTAGTTTCTTTTTCACATACAAATTATGGAAATCGCGAAGTGATTTAGTGGAAGTATCTTTTGACGAGCGGTTGTAATATACGTCACTATCTTCCGCTTCTTCGGGTATTCCGTTTCCAGTCATCATCATTTCTTCAGTAATAGGATTATGAATAGAATGCCAGTTACTATTTGCTACATGATATGCATTTCCATAATTTCTCAAACCAGCGCGCAGTTCGGCAGTTTTATCATAACGCATTCTCAATGGTATCCATTTCCATTGCCCTTCTAATCCCATATCATATCTGAATTCAACAATACTATCTTCTTCAAAATATTCACCTTCTTCGGTTTTCATATACAAATCACCATTTCCATCTTTATGTAACAATACATTACAATAACATGCATTTGGATCATATGGGTCTGTTGGTTGAAATGGAACTGGTTTATATCTTTCTTCATTATCCACTTCTTGATTCGGTAAATTGTCATTTATTACATCTTCAAATGGATTCAAGAAGCGATGATTATTTGCATCAAAACCGCATCTTAATACAAGAGTTTTATATTGAACTACATTGTGTATTGTTCCCATATTTTTTCCTTCTTGAAATACATTATGTATTTCATCTTTTCCATTTTTATCTTTTTTAATTGATACCAAAAAATCAATTGTATTGAAATTTGCAGGTTTCCATTTGAATGATTGCTCCCATGTAGATTTGTATAAAGGACCCGCCATACCAACTATATTACTTCCTACTCCCGTATTTGCTGGTGTGAAAATTAATCCATCTGTATTATATGGATACAGCCCTTGATTAATATTGGATAAAATAGATGAGCATGCTTCAAATATACTATTATCTTCGGACGATTTATAAAATTCTTTACATTTGATACTGAATTCGCATGGATTTATTTCATCCTTTTTTCCAGTATCAAGAATAGAACGCGGTTCTAATAATGTTACTCCTTTTTTCAATAAATTTAATCTGAACAAATTTTCCGCCAATTCTTCATCCATGTTTGTAGATTTCGTAAATGCAAGTTCTCGCACACTTTTTTTATGAATATAATAAACATCAAATGCTGCGTATAAATTAACATATTTATTGTATTTATCATATTTTATATGTTCACCATCCATTAAACTATTGTATAATGTTTTTTCATTTGTATATGCACCTGTGAAAATCACATTCATATTTGTATCTATCATGTAAATTCTCCCATTTTCACCTATATACAATAATTTGCGTTCTCCATCTGCCTTATCCGTAACTGTATAATTATCCAATATTTTTGTAACAGCATTTTGACTACTTTTTGTTATATTTTCTATTTGTAATGTATATGATGAAGGTCCAATGAAGTCTTTGGTAGTTACCCTACGTGGTTGATATGTATCTCCATGAATTAATTTCATGTATGATTGTAATATACGGTCGCGTTCACTATATGCTATTGGATAATTGGTTCCTTGTAATGCACTTAAAACTATACGAATGCATTTACGAATTGCATCTAATAATTTTGGAGTAGTATCGTATTTTGTTCCAACACCTACTTTTGAATTATCAATTTCCAATTCAACTTCATAGGATTCTATATTTTCAAATACACCGGCTTCTTGGATTGTATATTCCGGAACAGGAACCCTGCCAATTTTTTTAGAGACTTTCACTATACTAATATCTGCAAATATTGGAAAATCATCATTTGAAAAACGAACGCGATTAATATGACGAAATAATTTTTTAGAATCTGACCATTTATTAATAATATTTCTTGCAATATTGGATTGAACACTGTAATCCTGTTCCATTTGATATGATGCGCGGAAATTGAAATCAGTAAAATCAACCGCACGTAAAGGTTTATCACTATTGATCATTGGTGGTGATTTTTGCGTAAATTTTATTTTATGCCCTAATGCAGAAACAGTTGAAGGCATATCCAATAATTTTTGAATACTATTTGATTTACAGTATTCTTGTATCATATCAACTCCTACTATTTCAGCACGAATATTGGATATTTTCGTAGTTTCTTTACGAATATCATAATATTCATTTTGAATACGTAATATATGTAATCCTTTTGAATCAGAAGTAGTAAACCCTGCTGAATACAACTGTTTTACCACATTTTCATAGTCAATTTTTGAAATAGGTTTAGCAACTTTTGAATTTGTTCCAAACCGAATTTCTAATTCGCTATTTTTTCTATTTTGTGAAACTAGTGGATTACTTGCTAAATAAAATTCTACCATATTTTCAAATTCTGCTTTGCTATTTTTAATAGATGGTTCTGGTTTATCATTTTTTAATTCTGGCGAATCGCGGATTTCACCTTCTTCCAAACTATTCATTTTTGATTCCATAAGTTATATAGTATTTTCATATATTATTTCTATTATATTTTCAATTTTCTATTTTTACGTTTTTTTGTTCGTTATTTAAAATTTACGTTATTTATTATATGCAACTTGTAAATGATTCCATATCTTTCCATACAATTCCGGTTTATTAATTTGATCATGTTGAATCCCGCATTTTTTAGCCAATTCTATTAATTCTGGCATTTTATAACTTGAAATACCATTTAATGGCTTTTCAATATCTTCTAAACATACTCCGTTCATTAATTCATTTATTTTTTCATAGGTTATATCAATATATACTCCATAATTATTATTTCGGTTTTTAACAACAACCATTGGCACAGTTAAATTATCATTTTCATCAATTCCTGCTAAAAATTTCAAATAAGTATTGTTAATTTCATTGTAAATTATAATATTTTTCTTGTAATATACACTAAATAATTGTAATAATGGAATTGATATTTTGGAAGCCGACATTAATTCTGACATCCATTCTTGAATGATGGTTTTTGTTACTTTTTTATTAACTTGTTTTAATTTGGAATATCCGTTCTTCAAAAATTCAATTATTTTTTGTTTTTCTTCTAATTCTACATTTCCATATTTATTTGATATTTGCATATATTTTTCATATCCATAAATATTTATATAAACAGACCAAAACAGTGGATTTTGTTTATTTGAAAAATAAATATCATTATCACTCTTTATTTCATTATTTTGTTTTTGTGTTTTTACTTCATGTAAATCGGCGGCATTTGCATTGAATGCATCTATTATCATTTGTTTACGATTATTTGTAAGCACAAAATCATTTATTTGTGATAAACTTTCTTCATTATCAAATTTGTTATAATTATAAAAAATTTGATGTAAATAGGATGACATTATTTTGATATACTACTATAACTTAGCGTTTCGTCTTTAACTTCTTTTTCAATAAAAAATGTATTTTTAAATTCTTCCTTTTGATTTTCAAGTGTTACTAATGATGTTTCTTGATCTTCTATATAGTTTAAATAATTTTCTAATTCATTTACTAAATCCTTGGGCAAAAAAGAAAGATTAACATATACGCCACTTTTGTTTTCATTTAATTTTACATTTCCGTTTTTTTTTAATATTTTCAAAATTTCTATATGATGGTTTTTAGACATTTTTTCTATTTTTGTTTTTAATATTTCTAATTCCATTACCCACAATAAGTTATATCTAAAACTATCTATATATCATTTTATTATTAATAATTTTTTATTCAAATCCATCCAGTTCTTCCATCAACGTTATTCTTGGTAATTCGCCTCCTTTTCGGTAGTCATCGCGAGGTTGAGTTAATTGACCGATTACACAAATATATGGGTCATTTAATTCAAAACGAACGCCTATTACACGAACCGTTAGTTTCATATTTTCTTTGATTGTTCCAAAATATGCATCATTATAATTATGATCTCGTGCAATAAATACAGTTACTGGGACTACATCATCATCTGTATTTACCACTGCATGTATACCTGCTTTTGTTACAGTTTTTACATCGCATTCTATCAACATACCCTCAACTGGATGACAAATCATGCATTCAAATACTACTTCAAATTCAATATATGATAAATTCACTAATCCACTTGAATAACTAATTACATTTACTGATTTTGGTTTTATAAATCCTTCTTTTATACATTTTCCTTCTATTTTTGAACTTATTTTTTTTTCTAAATTCTGTTTTATATTTTTACCGACTTCATTAATTGATATTACTATTTTTTGTGTCAATAAAGAACGAATATATACACCATATATTTTTGATTTTTCAGTATTACGTATTTTAGTATTTTGTTCCATTGCTAATAATATAATAAGTAGATTTTATATTATTATAGTTAAACTATTTTTTATTCAATTTTTTACGTTAAACATGAAAAATCTATTGATTTATAATTTTTTCATAAATGTTTCATAACTATACATCAATTTCTTTACTTTATTCATATGAAAATTATCATTTTTACTATCATAAAAACAACTTGCTATTTGAACAAAATTAGCGCCGTTATTTAAATATTCCATTACATCTTCTATATTATCTATTCCACCACAACCTATTATTTTTATATTTTTATTCAATAATTTTGAAAATTGAATTACATTTGATAATGCTAGATGTTTATTCAATTTTCCTGACATACCACCATATACATTGGATAATGCCGGTTTTCCATCCAATAATGATACACAATTTGGTATTGAATTTGCAGATACAATATATTTAACAACATGTGTATATTTATTTAATACGTTAGCCATTTCTTCAATAGCTATTTTTTGTAAAAACGGTGGGAATTTTAGACCTATTTTTATATTTTTCAATCCAAGACTATTTATGAAAACTAATATTTTTTCAACAAAATCACAATAATACCCTGGAATTTCATTTTCTAGATTTGGACAACTCAAATTCATTTCTACCAGCACATTTTTATACACAAAATTATCATAATCTTCTAATATTATTTTTAATTTGTCATAATCTTGAAAAGCAACTGATAATATATATGGTTTTTCTACAATTTTTTTAGATAAATTTCTATAATACTGATATCCCATATTTGGTAACCCTTTTGAATTAAAATGAATACCGTCTTTTTCATAATAATTCGGCTCTGGATTTCCTTCTTTTGAAAAAATAGTGCATGTCTTAGCTAGTATACCACCCAAATCACTATCGTATAATTTTGTAATTTGTTCTTCATTGAATACCCAACATCCACTTGCATTCAATATTGGATTTGAAAATTCTATATCATCTATATATATTGGTTCGTTTTTTATCATTATACAATACTTTCTGAATTATCTTTATATCTTTGAAATATTAGAAAAATAGATGTATTTTCTAATATTTTACGCATTTTCTCATTTACAAAGACACGGGGTTTCACAAATACCGAATTTTTCTAAAAATAAATTCAACGTCATTGGATACCAGTTTAAAAAAAGTCCTTCACTATATGTGCTACTACATTCAGTATAATATTGAAAACGTATTTCATTTTTATTATTCAGCTCGGTATAAAATAAATATGCTTTTTTCTTTTCTTCATCACATATTATTTCATTATATGTTTTTTCAAATAGTATATTAGCTAAATCGTCATCATTAAAATTATATATTCTTATTCCAAATATACTACCATTATCATAAATTCCCATTTTATAATAATAATATATTTTTATTATTATTATATAACGCAATAGTAGGTGTGCTAAACGATGTACATTGGTAAATGATAAACTGTCTAATATCTTACATTTTTCAAATTTTTTAACATAGGTTTCAAAATTCGCATAAATTTTTTATAATTTCTTTCATCATACCCAATGATTTCATTTTCTTTTTGTTTTTTTTGTTCTAATAAATAAAAATCTATATCCTCATGATAATATAAATTTGCAAAATTATACAATGTATAATTAAATCTTGCATATGGGTCAACTATGCATGAAATATATTCAACGACGTTATTTAATTTTTTACAATAAAATTTGAATTGACTATAATCTATTTTTTTTGAATTACGAGCGCCTGTAATATAATATTCTTGTTCGGATTCATCAAATACTACAAATAGTTGCATATCTATTTTTGAATCTTCGTTTTTTTCTTCAAAGTAAAATACTAATTTATCATTTTGAAATTCTGTCATGTTACCAGTATAAAACAATATACAATATATTTATTATATTGTTTTATAAAATATTAAATAAGTGTCTATGTAAATATACATAATTGAATAAACCATGAGTATAAACGTTATTGAAAAATTTTTACCAGACGAATTATATAATGAATGTAATGATTATTCAATTCATTTATTAAAAAATGATAAAAATACATTTAGAACCAATCATATGTGGGATTATAGTGTAAAACTTGATAGTGCGACAGTTCTTGTGCATAATATAGATAACGCGGAATTGATAAATAAAGTATCAAATATCGTAAAAGAAAAATTTGACCGTGAAATAAATGAAATTATGTTTTATTATTGGATGCCATGTAGTCATATACCATGGCATAATGATGATGGGCATCTAGGTGGAATTACTATATATTTGAATGAAAAATGGGATAATAATCATGGTGGAATATTTTTGTTCAATGATGGAACACATATTCATGGTATTTATCCACATCAAAATAGAGCAATAGAACAATATGGAAATGTTTATCATAGTGTATGTCCAACATCTATGAATAGTGATATTCGCAGAACTATTCAAATGTTTTTCTAAAATGAGAACTTTACAATTTGTGTAATTGCAGTTTGTTCTGGATTCAAGAAAAATATTTTTCCTTTTTGATTTACTGTATTCAATCGGCGCATTATAAATTCCAAAATTGCACATAGTCCAATTTGTGTTATTTTTTCCGTATTCTCATCATTATATTTGGAGTCTTCCAATATTATATTCAAAAATTTTATTATTTTTTCTTTACCAGCATCATCTGCACGCGCACCTGTATTATTACGTTTTTGCGTCAAATCTTTGATTTTGAATACCATTTCTTTTTGATTTGATTTCTTTGAAATAAACAAATTGACGAACCCAACTATATTATTCAATGTATTTTTCTTCACGTCAAATCTTAATAAATCTTTTACAAATAATTGATAATCATCTGCATCAACTTCTACTAATTCGTCGTTCTCATTTTTTGTAAAAATCTTTAATATATCATCGTTCATGAGAACAATTCCCCAAATACCACCAGAACGAACAATTCTTTTATCCAAATACTGTTTTATTAATTCTTCATTTAATCCTTTTGGTTGATTGTTCTCTATAAAAAAATGGTTTATTAATATTATCTTATCTGAGAACAATAACATATCTAATATATGTTCTATCATATATTCACGAATATTGTCATTTGTAAATCCATACTCATTAATTAATATATTTATAACCAATGCAGCATGTTTATACCAATTCTTTTCGCCTTTTTTTAATTTTTTAGTATTGTATACAAAATACAATAATTCTTCTATTTCTTTCATTAATATAGTATATTTTTTTGTTTCTTTCTCAATAGATTTTTGAGATCCTTGCTCCGGTTCTCTATTATCAGCTACTTTTTTATTTTTTTTATCAACTGTTTCCTTTTCTTCCACCGGAACTTCTGTTGAGTATTCTAACATAAAAGATTTACGTTTATAATCAATTGGAGCTGTTCTCTCATACATGGATATATTTTCATCTGTAATTTCAATTGGTTGGAATAAATAATACATATCTTTGTTTACCAAATTACCCAATCTTCCAAATTTATCTATTAAATATTCATTCTTGTTCTCAATCAAATAGGTTAATGCACTAAAAATTTGTTCTATTGGATATTGTTTTACAATATTGATTGAATTTACTAGTTGATTTCTTGTATATACATTATGTTCTCTATATAATTCCATTATTCTTGCAATAATACGTTGTTGATTCATCTTTACAAATGAATCGGTATATGTATCTCTAATAATATCGCCTTCGTCAATATTTGCACTCGGACTGCACGTATATGAGCAATTGTCCATATAATCACATATGTCTGTAAATGGTTTATCGCCTATTTTATAAGATATTGTTTGATTACTTGCTAAGTTAATTTCTATATTCTGATTTTCCACCATTTCTGCTAATTTTTCTACTGTGTAATTATTTTGTCCAATATTCAATATACAGTCTACTGAGACTTCTTTCAATATACGTGTAATTTTTCCGATTTGAAGTGCTTTTTTCTCGGCCAAACGATAAACATATAAATCGGCGGCTTCATCTTCTGTATCAAGAATAGTTCCATGTAAATATATTTCAACATTACGTTCTTCAAATGGTAATTTACAATGACTTAAATTACGAACACCGCGTCCTATAATTTGTTCTATACGATTCATATTATACCATGGTTCTAATACATGCACTTGACGGATGCATTTGAAATCCAAACCTTCGGCTCCAGCTTTTGATATCAATATTACCTTTACCTTTTCACCATTTATATTATCATTATTGGTTACATATTTAATATCCGCTGCATTATTCGGTGAAAATGCTTTATCACCAGTAATCATAATATATTTCGCAGGATTAAATGTTGTCATATCTCCGCCAAACAATGATTTTGGTTTCATAGTGATTGCATCAATCTGTTCAGTTCTCGGTGTTTTGAATAGATTTTTTGTATTTTGAGAACTACTATACCTTGAAAATCCCATTTCTTCTAATGCCAATGCTAATGGAACAACTCCTCCATCAATATATTGCGAATAAATGAGAACAATACCCTTTGATTTACTAATAATATCACATATATTTGATATTTTTGCACTATATTTATACAAATGTTCTCTATTAAAAATTGGACCATAGTTTTTGAGAACATCGGGTTTATATTCAAAATTATACCTTATTCTTTGGAATTGCTGTGTTTCTTCAACTGAATTTACTATTTTTGATAAACCGTTTTTACCTACAATATCAGGAACGATTTGTTCTGCATTTACATCATTGATACCTTGCATATTATCCATTTCTGTATTTGGATATACAATATTCAACGCTTCTAATGGTGTTTGAAGTAATGTATAACCAAATGTTTCCATATTCTCAAACGAAGGCATTTCACGTATTTCTCCATATTTATTATATATATCATAAGAATGTTGTTTCATATAATCAATTATGAATTGATATCCTTTTGACTGATATTCTCCGATTTTATTTGTATATACATTTATATATTTTAATGGAGTATCTATTAAAGAATCGTTCATTTGTTTTGTTGGATATGAATTTGATGAAAATGTATGTTCTTTTGCAAAATCGGATGGATATACACGGTATGGAAATGAATATGGGTTCTCACCGCGAACATAGGAAACATACCCTGTAAGTTTTCTTTGTAATAATTCTTTACCGCCTTCTGACCCAGCAGGTGAATTGGATTTGAAATTACCATCTTTGTCAAATATATCTGTTAATTCTATTGTTGCACGTTTGTCATTGATATTCATCAAATTTGTTAACCATATTATTTCTTTGTATGAATTGAACATAGGAGTTGCTGATAATAATAATAATCGCAAGTTTTCTGCATATTTTGCGACTTTCATCAGTAATAGAGCGGTTTTCTTCTTTTCGCTATTGTTATCATCCGCTAAACGTATATTATGAACCTCGTCTATTATAATTAATCTATTATTAAAAATCTTTTTAATTTTTCTTATTTCCATTTTACGTAATGCTTCTCCGGTAAGTTCTCCTTTTTCATCTTTTATAGAGTTGGATATATAATTTGCCAATTGACCATACCCCATAAACAAATAATAATTGTTTATAATTCTTTTAATATGACTGATTACTTTATCACGAGGTAAACCTTTGAGTTGTGTAGGATTCACTTCATTAATAAGTGCATTCCCAACACATGCTTCTATATTCCATAATCCAGTGTCCATATTAGAATTACGTATTAATTCTAATTTACGTTCATCAAACAATTGTAATCTGAAATTGGATTGAACATTTGGGGAAGCAACTACTATAATACGCTGCTTTATTCCAATTTGTTTCATATATGAACGCATTTCTTCTGCAATACCAATTGCACTACATGTCTTACCACTTCCCAATGCATTGAATAATAATAAACTATTATATGGCGTTTGGAATGACATGAAGTTTTTCACAAATAATTGATGAGGCATGAGTTCAAATTTAGCATTGCATAATATATTTGCTTGTTTTTTAATATCATGAATCGTTCCATCATATTTAGTATCGTTGAATTCTTTTCGTTTAGCAATTTTAATATTGAAATTAGGGTCATTTAATTCTGGATATAAAAAATCATAATCATCATTTTCTGCATTATAATCATATTCCATTTTTTCTTTTTTCAATAAATAACTATTGGAATCTTTATTTAAGGCACTAATAGACGAATCAATATTGATTTGTGTATCTCTATCTTCAATGGGTTCAACTTCTACATTTTCTACATTTTCTACTGGTGGTTGAATTTCAGTAACAATACTTTTTTGCACCGGGGTAGCAGTAGGTCTCTCCGGTAATTCTAATTCTCGTGATTTTTTAGTAACCCTTTTTTTAATTGGTTCACATATTCCTGTTTTCGGATTTTTACGAGTTCCGTTGGGACATCTTTTTTCTTTCATACTTTTTACATTTTCTACACTATTTTCCATTACCTTTTCAGCTGCGACTGATACTATACTATCGCGCAATGATGGCTCCACCGAAACACTTTCTTTAACCGTTTCTAAAGGCATTTCTACATTATCTATTGATGTTTCACTATTGTCAATATTTGATTGAATTTCCTGAGAAACATCTGAATCATCATAGGATTGCGGTTTACTAACATCAAATTGTGATGGCCGAACATAAGAGAGACTTTTATCAGAAGAAATTGCTGGAACATTACTTGCATATTCTATAACATCCACTTGCGATTGTGGAACAATAGAAGGATTTACAGCAATTGGCTCACAAATCCCCGTCTTTTTATTTTTCCTAGTTCCATTTGGACATCTTTTATCTTTTTTCCCTTTTTTGGAGTTAGAATCTAAGTTCATAATATATACTCTTAAAATAAGACTATATATTTATATAATAATAAAACGTTTTTGTAATTGTTTATCCGCTATAAATTTTGTATTTTTTAACAGCAATATGTATATTTGTAATCAATCTCATTTTTTCTAAATTATATGTTCGCATAGAAGAAATACATTCATCATATTTTTTCCACGTCATTTTACTAACTTCATCTTTTTGATAACTTGTCGCGATAGTAGTATCTTCATATTTCATATACATCAAATAATACTTATGTTTATAAGATTTATAGTTAGAACCTGTGAATATTTCTTCAAATGGTAATATATTATGAATATTCTTTAATTTTTTAATAGAATAACCTGTCTCCTCTGAAAATTCACGTAATGCACATTCATAGTCAGTCTCTTGATAATTACGACGACCTTTTGGAAACCCCCATTCCGGTTCAATCCATGATTCGTATTGTTTACTTTCTTCTATTAAACTATTCATATTATAAAAACCTATTTTTGCATATACTCCATCTTTTAATAAATTGAATTTTTCTTTTGAACTAATTTCTTCTGATTTATATTGGTTTAATACCGAAGAATTTGTTCCCCATAATTCTGACCATAATTCATCAAAATCATTATCCTGTAATTTTTGCTTTTCGTCAATCGTCATTTGTTTTAGCATATTCATTATAAAGTATTTATTATTAATGGAATATTTTCCCCGCATAAAATCAATATATCCTAATGTATCCTTTCTTCTTATCATTAAATATTCCGGGATATGATCTTTTATGCGAAACACTATTACTCCAAAACTTGTAATTGGTGTTTTACATTGATGATACAAATGTCCATATTTTCCACAGTTATTACAGTAATTATCTATATTATTATTCATTATTCGTGGTTTCTCTATGATTATATTCCAATGTTTCTATATAGTTTTTATTCCGGAATAATGTTATTTGATCCGAATATTTGGGGACCTCATTACTGGTTTTTTCTACATACAATTGCACATTCATATCCATTAACTCCAAATAAAGTTACCAAAAAGAAATATTACGATTTTATTCAAAATTTACCACTTTTTATACCAAATTCTGAAATAGGAAACAGATTTAGTAATTTATTGGATAAATATCCAGTATCTCCCTATTTAGATAATAGAGATTCTTTTGTTCGTTGGATGTTTTTCATACATAATAAAATAAATGCTATATTAGGAAAAGAACAGTTATTGTTTGAAGAAGCTTATGATAAATATTATTCTGAATACAAACCAAAACAAATATCTTTAGCTGAAAGATTTCATATTCACAAACACTATATTCATTTCGGAATTATATTGCTATGTTTATTTTTTATATACATGTATTATCATGGATAAATTCTTGACATAATATATAAAATATGAGAATAGAAATAATATTAATATTAATTACTGGATTTATTCTTGCAAATATGTACACAGATGGAAAATATTTGAAAATGGCTTTATCATGGAAAAAATATTATAAAATGGCCGGAGTAGTATTTGCCGCGTTTGTAATCTATATATTGATTAAAAAGAATCCATTACATGCAAAAAATATATTAATGACTTCCAATGAATATTTGAAATACATGCCAGTTGATAGAAATGCTACCAAATTCATATCCCCCATTTTAGATTTTACCACGAAACAAAGTTTTGCGAATGACCAATATAGCGACTATGCACATCCATTTGTGCAAATGCCATATCAACAATCTCGTGTAATTAATTCGGGAACATCTAATGTAACTGGTGGAAAAACAACAAAACGTTCCGTCAGTGAAACCAAGAAAAAATTCGTGGCCGCGCGACAGAATTGGCGGTGTGGTAAATGCACAAAACAATTACCTGCATGGTTTGAAGTTGACCATAAAACCCGTTTAGAACATGGAGGTAGTAATCACGTAGATAATTTAGAAGCTTTGTGTAGAGATTGTCATGGAGAAAAAACCGCAATTGAAAATTTATAATATAGTATAAAACAATATATTATTCTATATTATATTAGTATAAAATGAGTAAGATAAATAAAAATAATGCAAAAATTTTACTTTATACTACAGTAAGTATAGCATTTGGTTTATTAATACTTATAATATTATTAAAAGCCATTTTAAAACTTGACATAATTGGTTTTATTTTTTACATATGTAATTCTATTATTACAAATATTTCAGCTATTTCAAATAGTATTATTAATGTTTTGAATAATGGTTGGATACAATTAATAGGATTTATAATAGGATTTATAATAGTATTTATATTCAGTTTTTTATTAGGATTTGGAAAAATAGATTCAAAAGTGGGTATACCTATAATAATAACATTTGGATTGATAACTATTTATCCATTAATAATAGAAATTTTTACAAGAATAATTTCATTAATAAAAGCAATATATAAAGTTACTACGTCATCAACCTTTGATTTATCACCCATATATAATGCATTTTTTGATCCAAAACTTACATCTGAATTATATAAAATGTATGAAGAATTTATAGAAAATATAAAAGAATATACTAATATACCAGAAAATATTAAAAAATTAAAAGAAGATTATATATCAAATCTACCTATATTCTTATTAGTAATATTTATTTCAGTTGTAATTTATTATGCAAACAACGATCCTGAAACACTTACTACAAATGCATACAAATATGTTCTGATATTATTTATTCCTTTATTAATATTATTATGGTATTATATGTCTGCAAAATCATCAGAATATACATTTATTAGTATGTTTGTATTTTGTATAATAGCATTTGTTGGTCTATACTTATGGACATCTATGAACAAATCGTCAGTTTATGCGTGGAGTTTTTTCTCAAAATATCTTTTAATACCAATTATTGTAATAGTCGGTTTTGCTATTTTTTATAAAATTATATTAGAATACTTGAATACATTGACCGGTGCGAGTCGGTTTATAGTAGATTTCATATTTTTTATACCTTGTTTGTTAATAGATTTTCTTGAATATATCAAACAACAATTTAAATTAACCCCTAATATAGTATATATTTTATTATTTATTGAAATCTTATCAATATTATTATTTTTCTACTTACCAGATGTAATTTCTAATGCTATTCAAAAAAATAGCAAGGTATTGCAAATGGAACCTCTGTTTTTAAATAAAGAAACTTTAATAGGAACCAGTTCAATTGGGTTAATGGATAAATCAACGCTTGATTTGACTGAAACATATAGACGAAATTATTCTATTTCATTTTGGACAATAATAAATACGCATAAACCTATCAACTATGATCTTAAAAATACAATATTAAAATATGGACATGATACCACCGACTCCTCCTACTATAAACCTCGTGTATCTCATATACTAGATAATACGGGTGACAATTTTATTTTCCAATTGTCAACAAACAAAGACAGTGCATATAAAATATCTTTACCTAGTCAAAAATGGCATAATTTTGTATTCAATTATAACAATTCAAGAGTAGACCTTTTTATTAATGGTAAATTAGAAAAGACTTATGAGTTTGGGGTTGATGATAGTAATGATTTACCTACATATTCATCGGCTGACGAAATAAAAGTTGGTAGCGAAAATGGATTAGATGGAGCTATTTGTAACGTGCAATATTATTCAGTTCCACTTACAAATACTGATATTGCCAATTTATACAATTTATATATGTTGAAAAACCCACCAATATAAAAAATCCATAAGTATAAAATATAAATAAAAAAAATATAACAATAAAATATATAATGAGTCCAGTAGCTATAATTTTAGGAATAATTATTGTTGTTTTAATATATGTTTTATATAAATATTTCACTACCAGCACCGCCACATTAGGTTCATTAGTTGATTTATCAAAAACAAATTCTAATACAGCTTTCACAAAAAAAGAAGATTTAAAAGATCCAACTACCACCAGATATTCATATGGGTTATGGTTATACATAGATACATGGAATAGTGATAGCGGTAAAACTATTTTTTATAGAAAAGCTTCAATTAGCACAGATACAAACCCAGTGTATGACATTAGATTATATTTAGAGACTAGTAGTCCAACATTGAAATGTAGTTTTTATACAACCACCACTGATACTTCCAAAACAGAAACTATCACAATTACCACAAATTTCCCTATACAAAAATGGGTATATATAACAGTTAGTGTTGATAACAAAATAATAGATTGTTACATTGATGGCAAATTAGTAACCTCTCAACAATTAAAAGGTAATTTGCAATCTCAAACTAACAGCGACATTTATGTTGGAAATTTTAATGCACATTTAGCAAAATTCCAAAGAACAAATGCACCGACTGACCCTCAAACTGTTTGGTCAAATTATTCGGCAGGTAATGGCGGTAATAGTTTGAAGAAAATGTTCAGTTCCTATGGAGTTGACGTAAGCTTTAAAAAGGATAATATTGAACAACAAAAATTTTCTATTATATAATTTCACAAAATTAATTTAGCTATAATTATATATAATTATAGTTAAATATGAATAATAATCAAGGACCAAGTCAAACAATTGCAAGACAATTAGAAAATATTAAATTACCAGATGCTTTAACTCCGGCAAATATTCAACAGAATTTGAATCAAGGCATTGCTACTGTTTCAAATAATATTGAAACAGTGAAAGAAAGTATTGGAAATACACTCAATGAATTCTCATCAAAAAATGTTGTTAATGCAAGTAGTGATTTCTTAGAATCAAACAGTATCATTGCTAAATTTGCTTTTTTAATACTTGTTTTGATTGTGTTTATGTTTTTATTAAATTTAGGCATAATGCTAATAGGATACTTTACACTACCAAGTTCAAATCCATATATCGTAAAGGGAACTATTAGTGGAACAGAAAGTGCAACTATATCACAAGATCCTAAAAATAGCAGTTCTATTTTGATTAAAAGATCAAATAATCAATCAAAAGGTATTGAATTCACCTGGTCTGTATGGTTGTTGATTGATAATTTTAACAATGACGATACCAATACTGTTAAACAACATATTTTTAGTAAAGGAGATAAAACTAGAAATTCAACAACCGATTTTTTCAATATTAATAGTCCAGGAGTATATCTATTAAAAGATACATCCGATACAAATGAACAAAAAAAAGCCAATTTAAAAATAATAATGGATACTGCATCTGATACAACGCCTAATAAAACAATTGATCCAACTGTTTTAAGTGAAATATCAATAGATGTTAAAAATATTCCATTAAAAAAATGGTTTAATTTAACTTTCCGTCTTGAAAATAAAATTATGGATGTTTATGTTAACGGCACTATATCTAATCGTAAAATATTTGACAAAGTTCCTTTACAAAACTATTACGATGTGCAGGTATCTCAAGATGGCGGATTCAATGGAAAACTTTCCAATTTAAGATATTTCAGTTATTCACTTAATATTTTTGAAATTAATACCTTAGTTCTTGGAGGACCTAATTTGAAACCTGGACAAATTTCGTCAAATATAAATAACGTTCCTGACCCTACATTTTCATATATATCCAATATGTGGTATGCACCAAATAGAAACGCGTAAATAAAATCATTTATACAATTTAAAATGATTTTATATTGTATAATGGCGGATCCTGATTGTATTACTAATCAAAATATCAATCAACGTAGGAAAATGCAATTGTTAAATATTCCACCTACCCGGTTTACTCCACTTTCACCATACCCTCAATTCACACAATTTCAATTAAATATGCGAAGAAAAGTAGAAATATTGAAATATTCAGCTAGTAGTTCAAATACAAAAACGAATAATTTTACTAAATCTGAAAGATGGGCTCAATTGGTTAGTGGTAATTACCAAAGAAGAACAATTCCTACATCAGATATTGCGAAAAGCTCTCAAACCAATAATGTAATTGACTGTTCTGCAAATAATTTAATTCCTATTTCAACGTCTTCATCTGGCGTTCCTGGACCAGTTGTATATTTATATGAGGACCCCAGAGTTCCTTTATATAATTATAATGTAATAAGGTCATATTCTATTTTAGACCCGAACAATGATCAAAAATGGAACACAAATCCATCTAACGATGTAGCTTTTAAAAGTGACAATGAAAATTTGTTAACTTTGTTAGGAATTCGTTCATATATTGACAAACCTACATACACGTTTACTACAAAAACTTCAACTGGTATCTATGTTGCTGGAATTGCGAATTCAGGTCAGCGTCCAGCTTCAATTACATTTTCTATTTCAAACGTAATATGTAATATATACTATAATGATAATATCATATTATCACCTACTGTGAATTATAGTGGGTTAAATAATTTAACATTGAATATTCAAAACTCTCAACTCGGAGAATTTAATGCAAAATTATATGTAGGTGAAATATCAATTGATAATTTTATGTTAGAGACAAATGTTTATGTTGTATATGATATTAAATTGACTTTTACAGTTTCATATACAAATTCAAATGCTTCTTTCACTATTACTAATTTGGGTGCATATTGTAATTTATCACAAAATAATTTAAACAATGCAACTAATTGCGTAATTACAGGAACACTATCATCGTTGCAAAATACAGGCTTTAATATAACAGGTATATAACACCTTTTTATAAAAAAGTAGACAAATTAAATTCTAATTCATCCAAATGATTAATAACGGCATATATAAAAAATTCCGTATTTTGCAATAATTCATTTATTTCATTACTATCATAGTTGGATAACACCAATAAACTATCATTTACTATTGTTTTTTTATTTTCATTTTGATAAATTTTATAAAAATTATCTTTGTATATTATAAAAAACTTTTCTATAATTTTTCCAATATTATAAATGATTGAATTATATATAGATTGATTATATTCATCAAATTCAAAATAAGAAACAGTGTTGGTTTGGATTTTTTTATAAAAAACGATTCCATTTTTCATTTCATAATCAATTAAATTTAAATTTGCGCTTCTAACAAAATTTATTTTATCAGAAATCCATTCAAATTCTTTTATTATATCACGTGTAATGCAATATGTTTTTCCATTAATATCTTCAAATTCTCTCATATATCTATATCTTTCATTTAATTCCATATATTCTTGAGAATATTTTGGAATAATAATTTCGGGTTTATTATATTTTTTTTTATAACAATCCAATGTTTTAAATTCAACATCAAGTGTTTTTAATAAATATTCAGGGAGGGTTGGCTCGTAATATGAACCCCCACGAACATAAAAAATGCCATATTGTAACATGTATTTCTTAACATAATAATCTAATAATGATAAATCTTTTGTATGACATATCATATCTAATACTGATAGTGGTTTATGTATTTGTGCAATTTCATACATTTGTTCACATTCATTTTTTACTTCTGCTATATCTGTTTTTAACGAGGCATGTAACAATATATATTCATGTTCTAACATTATAGAATATATAAAAAAACTTTCTTCTTTATTTTCCATAATTAACTGTGTATAGTAATAAAAACAAATATTTATGTTTATTTGTATTAATATATTTTACAATAAAATGGTTAAACCAATGTTGCAATTGGAATGTTTATAGCCGTCTCTTCATGATGTTGTAATGATACTTCTACTAACGGTATATCATTTAAATCTATTGTGGTAACTATGTTATTTTCATTATTTATTATATAATGTAAGTTATTTGTATTTTCATTATTTTCATTATTTGTTATTTTTGGTTCAATACAGCAAAACAATGGATAAATAAATATAAAGAAACACCGCAATGCTACAATTGCCAATAATAGTAATCCAACTACCGCAAAAATATTATCAAATAATGTCATTTTTTGGATGATTTAAATGATTATATTATATGTTTTTATCAATTTTTTGTAAAAATCAAAAAATTGATGTATTTAATTTAGTATTTCATTAAAATAACCACAATGATAATCATAAGTATACTATTAACTTGTATAATATACTATATTGCAGTGAAAATATATACAGTATTTATTTGTATGATAGAAATGTTGCAACATACTATTATTCCTGAAGTATCAAATATTCTATTACATATTCCAAATTTGGTAAAAGGTCATGTTATGAAACGTCCATCTAAACATATAAAATCACCCTATGTCGCCGATGTTTTATTATGTTATAATAATACAGAAATAATTGCACATACTGCTGCATTGGGATGTTGTGGGTTAGCAGATGCTGGTGCTGAAGTTCTAATGACTCTTACACCACAATCTAAAAATGGTAATAATAATCAAAAATGTAGTCATCGTATTTATTTATCCATTATAAATGATACAAAAAACACTGTAATTGTTGGTATTAATCCAAAGATAGCAGAAGAATTGGTTGAAAATGCTTTGAAACAAAACCTATTAACAAAACTTCAAAACATAAAAACGTATAGACGTGAAACTACAATATATGTGGAAAATCAAATAGATTCACGATTTGATTTTACTGGTATAGATGAAAATGGAATTCCATTTATAATGGAGGTCAAAAATGTTCCATTAGCTGATTATGAAGATTTGCCGATACATGAACGTGGTAAAAAAGACTTTTCTGGACGAGAATGGAATTCCAAAATTGCATATTTTCCAGATGGATATAGAAAAAAAATCACGGATACGGTGAGTCCACGTGCCCTAAAACATATTTGTGAATTGAAAAAAATAAAAGAAATGTCAAAAACGCGTTGTATAATTTGTTTTGTTATTCAACGTCATGATGTAAACCGATTTCAAGCATCCGTTGTAGACCCCGAGTATAGAAATGCTTTCAAAAATGCGGTTGATTCAGGTGTAGAAGTAATTACTCTAGTTGTGAAATGGCATGAAAATGGAGTAGCTGAATTGGTAAAACAGGATTTACCTATTTATTTTGACTAAATACAAGGTTTAGGAATATTTTATATTATTGGATATATATGAACGTTGACATTTTACGAAATTATCTTTCAAACACAAAGGATGATTGGAATTATATAACTCCTATTGATTTTTACAATAATTATTACTTGAAAAATAAAGATTATCTATTGATTGATTTGAGGGATGAAAAAGAATACAAAAAAATGCATATCAAGGGATCCAAAAATATTTATTGGATGGATATATTAGATGATAAAAATTTAAAAAAAATACCAAAAAACAAACCCATTTTTTTGATTTGCTATGTTGGTCATACTAGTAGTCAAATTTTGACTTTACTAAAATTATTAGGATACAATGTTGTTTCCATAAAATTTGGTTATGGATTATCTCCAGTGCAAGGTGTTCCAGTTGCCGGATGGGTAGACTACGGATTACCAACAGTTACATCTAAAACATAGAATTATTTATTTTGACTAAGGGTTGGATTCAGACACATTTTTTGTGAAGGGAATACTTGACCAGATAAACATCTGTCATGCTCATTTACTTCAATACACCCTCTCTTTCCTTGATATTCACCAACCAGACACCATGTTTGTTTACCGGATGTGATTGGTCTTTGAATAGGATTTTCACTGCTATCCGCACGAGGTTCTCCTGATAAAATTCTGCCATCATTTAGCGCAGTATCTAAACTAGTTTTCGTTTTATCGTTTACATTTGGATTACTTGCATTACGTAGTATATTTCCAACTGATTGTATTGAACCTTCTGCAATATCAATACCTGCTTTAGCAGTATCAGATACTACATCAGCGGTTTTATTTAAAACCGTTCCAGTTGTGTAGCCAAATATAGATAATATTTGTGATATCAATGGTCCAATGATTTGAATAAATGTTTGAATGATATTTCCCAAAATTGTAAGAATATTTATGCCTAAAAAGGAAAAAATTAACAATACAACTAATATTATTATAATAATATTATTATTATTATTGCTAAACATTGATGAAGTAGTTTCTGGAAAAGTGGGTTTTAATGCTTCCATGTTTGTTTGAACAGAATTCATTTACTATACAATTATATATATATTTGTAGAATATTTCGTTTGTATATAATTAAAAAATTATAATTGAATATTAAAATGAGTATTTTTAATTTTATTGAGACCTTCTTTTTTATAAGTTTAGGAATAACTTTCGTGTTAATTTCTTTACTTGTATATCATTTTAGACAACGAATTATTGTTTTAGAAAGCAAAAATGATACAATGTTTGAAATTATTAATAATATTGTCAAAGAAATTACAAATATTCGCAATTCTATTTTGTATATGAATCCAGAATCAACAAGATTAATGGATTCAAATAGTTTAATGAACACACACTTTGAATATACAGATACACATACACCATTTGACGATGAAGATAAAACCGAAATTGAACATTTTATTGTTGAACATGAAGATGAAGATGAAGATGAAGACGATGAAGACGATGAAGACGATGAAGACGATGAAGATGAAGACGATGAAGACGATGAAGACGATGAAGACGATGAAGATGAAGAAGATCACAACGAAGAAACTGTAAACAATACACAAAAAATAGTAGTATCACTTGATGATGTTTCAATAGAACAACCAGTTAAAATTGTCAATGTAAATATTGAATCAGACGTGTTAGATATTGAAGAAATAAATGATTTAGCAACAGAAGATAACAATTCATTAGAAGAAGAACAAATAGTAGATATTGATGTAAATGCAGAAACCGTAATTGTTCATAAAATTTTAGATGAACTTGATAAAAATGTTGACGAAGAAATCACAGTTGAAGAAAGTAAAACCAAAGATGTATATAGAAATATGAATACAAACCAATTGAAACAATTAGTTATTACAAAAGGATTAAGCACAAATCCTAGTAAACTTAAAAAAAATGAGTTATTACAATTATTAGAAAATAGTGATTGATAAGAAAATATAATATATTATATATTTAGGATATATATAACATGTTCTCCTTATTTGGTGAAAATTTAGATAATGCTTATCCATCCAATAGACAAATAGTTCCAGAATCATCACTTGGATATCATGCAAACAATCAATATGATAATTTCCCTCCATTGATGAGTGACGGTCGCGCATTAGTCGCATCTTGGCAACCAGAAGCTCTTGCAAATAAACAATTAATAGAAGAAAATGGAATCGTATCCAACTGGCAATATCGTAGATATTTAACACAAAATGCAAATAGTATCATGAAAACCAATTTCAGAGAATCTGCAAATGACGTAGGATATATTAAACTTGATGATAAACCAGAATCTTCCTCCGGGGGTCCATTTTCATTCAAATCATTTTTAGACGATTCTCAACCAAAAGGATACAAAACAAGTGATTTGAAAAACTTATATTTGTCAAGAGAACAATTAAATTCCCGCAAAGTAGCTCCTGCAATTACCCAAGAACAATTATTAGCAAATTCCAAAAAATAAATGGTTTTTTAAAAAATAAATATAAATAATATTTTTGCTTATATTTATTTGAGAACATGAAAATTATTAGTTTTGATGTAGGTATTAAAAATTTAGCATATTGTATTTTCAATATTGAGAACCCAGGTTCTCCAATTATTATTGAAAACTGGAACGTTCTCAATTTATTAGATGATAAACCAGATGTTGTTACATGTAATTGCCAGTTAACAAACAAAAAGAAGTCTGATAAAACTGTAAATATATGTGGAAAAAAAGCAAAATTCAAAAAAAACACAAAATATTATTGTGAAAAACATGCAAAATTAAGTGGTTTTTTATTGCCAAACAAAGAATGTTCTCAATCTTCATTAAAAAAAATGAAAATAGAACACCTCAAAGATTTAGGAAATAAATACGGCGCATTTTTACCGGAAAATATAGGAACCATTTCTTTTAATCCTCCTCAACAAATTGTCATTCCAACTACAAAAAAAGATTGTTTAGAGAAAATGTTGGCGTTTTTTGAAAAAAAAACATTAGAAATCATTAAACCGGTTAAAAACAAAACTGCCAATGATACTGATTTAGTATGTATTGGAAAGAACATGAAAAAATTATTAGACGAAATACCCGGGATTGAACAAATTACCCATGTTATTATTGAGAACCAAATATCAACAATTGCAAATCGTATGAAAACAATACAAGGTATGTGTGCTCAATACTTTATTATGAAATGTTCTCAAAATGTTATTGTAGAATTCATTTCATCTATCAATAAATTAAAAGATTTTAAAGATAAAACTGTTTTACAAAATGACGATTCAAAGGCTGCATACAAACAACATAAAAAAGATGGGATTACTTTTTGTAAACAGTTTATTGAGAACAATCCACAATTTTCTCAATGGGAACATTGTTTAGAAACAACAAAAAAAGATGATTTAGCTGATTCTTTTTTACAAGGAATTTGGTATTTAAAAAACAAAAATATAATTACTTATGCGGAGAACTTAAAAATAAATAGTGTATAATTATCATAAATATAGGATGGAAGAAATTAATCTCGGATTAAGCGATTTAGAACCAATTTCTTTAAGTTTCAACGACGATTTTTCGTCACCAGCGCCTTCAGTTAGTTTTGGTTCAGGAATTGAATTACTTATGAATGATAAAAAAAAATCATCATCTTCCAGCGTAAATATTGATTTAGGCGAAATTGACAAAATAGAAAGTGAATTAAATGAATTAAGTGAAAAAGCTTCTGCTCCATCAAGCGACACAAAAACATTGAGTGGTTTTGCAAGTAATTTATTTGGATTTGGAAAATCAAATTCTTCAAATGAAAAAAGTGATTCTAAATTAGGTTCAGCTACTGCTGAAAGCGTTGGTGGTAAAAGTTCTACTTGGGATGGATTTTCAAAAGTAAATGATATTCCTAACGAAAAAGCATCAACTGCACGAATGACTGACCGTGAAAAACGACGCAAGAAGCGTGCTATGATTAAAAAATTAGAAGAATGGTATGAAAAAGGTTTAGTCAAAAACATTACACATTTCAATTTGGATTCTCCATATGATGAAGTAGAAGATGAATATGAAACTGCCATGGAAGATAAACGTAAAAAAGATAGTATTAAATTACAAGGGTGGTGGTTTATGACATTTGTAAATTCTGTTGAATATGCAAATGCTGCATTCAATCCATTTGATTTGAATTTAGATGGTTGGGGAGAACAAGTTTCCGAAGATATTGATAGTTATGAGGAAGTATTTTCAGAATTACATGAAAAATACAAGGGGGGTAAAATGGCACCAGAACTTTCACTATTATTACGTCTTGGATTCAGTGCAGCTGTTGTAAACTTTACAAACAAGGCTCTTTCTAGTGCAACTCCTGGTTTCAATGATGTTATTCGTCAAAGTCCGGAATTAATGAAAGCATTTACAAATGCAACAGTAAACAGTATGAGTCAACAAAGTCCAGGATTTGCTTTTGCAAATAATTTGATGCAAGAGCAATCTAATAAACCACGCGGTCCTCCGCCACCAGCACCTGTTGAAACAAAATCTATGCCTCCTCCACAACGCCCATCTATGCAGTACACTTCAAATAGACCAGATATTAATGCCGGAAGAGGTGCTATGTTCAGAGAAGAAGGAGTTGATATGAATAATCAATTTGGAGATTTAAATCGTGAAGAACCAAGACAATCACAGCGTCCAGAAATGCGTGGACCACAAAATACTGATATTGATAATATTTTAGCTGGTTTGAAAACACGCACCGTAAATATTCATGAACCCGCACCTGCCCAAGAAGATGATAGTATGATTAGTATTACTTCATTGAAAGATGCACAAAACGCCACTATGCCAAAACGAACTCGCAGAAAGCAACGTTCTGATAAAAACACTATTTCATTAGATATTTAGACAATCCATATTTATTATATAAACATATTATAATAAATAGTATGACAAAAAAATTTAAAATTGGATACAAAGTAGAAGTTGAAAAACAAGATGGCGATATACCAAATATCGTAGGAACCATCAAAAAAAAAATAAATTTGAATACCGCGAAAAATGATCCAGAATTAATGATGGAAATGGGATTTACATCAGATTATAATACATACATTGATGAAGTTATACATGAATTGGGAAACATAATTTACAAAGTGCATTACGATAAACCATATGTAGAAAAAATTATCAAAGATGAAAATTATCGTAATTGGGCAAATGAAAATGATATTAATTTAAGTAAATATCCAAGCAGATTTGTATTACAATCATCGCCTGATATTAAAAGTAAAATTAAAGCGTATGAATTCATTAAAAAAAACAATACAATTAAATCACCAATAGAAGAAGAATATGTATTTCCCCATGTATTAACCAAACATCGCAGGACCGCTGGCGGTAAAACACGTGGATACAAAACACGAAAAAATACCACATGCAAAATTAGAAAAAATAGAATGTAATCTTTATTTAGAGACATTGTAATATATTTTGTATAAATACAAAATATATATGAAAAAATTACGGTTTAATGAAACTACATCAATTAGATTTATATATCCACTATTCAATTATAAATGCTTACTGTGGTGGAACGATTTTGATTATATTATGTTCAAATCGTCGGCTTCCACTGAAATCATGTTAGCAATGGAACAATACGATTGTTACAATAGCAAAGATGCTATGCGAATATTATATCAACCATATTATGATAATAATTGTGTAATTGTTTGATATTTCTTTTTATTTTTCCAAAAAAAGAGAATGAAATCCTATATTTAGAGAACAATTTAATGGAATATTTATTATACCCGAGTTTTCCATATTTATTACCAATAAATGTCCTTTTGAGAATCTGTCATATGAAAATGCAATAATATGGGGGGTTTCATCAATTTCAATAATAACAGGTTCTCCACAAACAAACCGATTATTCAACATAATGGTTTTCGTTATATTCAAATTTTCACATATAACAAATCCATTGATTGCATTATTGTGTATATTTCGCAATACTATCTTATTCTTGTATTTGATTGGAAAATCCAGATTATATTCATCAAAAATCGCATTTTTTTCAATAGAAACGTCACGGGTTCTCTTATCTATTATAATTTTTCTATATTTTCCGTGAATATTTAAGTTTGAAAAATCCATGCTCTCATAAATAGGTGCATATATTGTAATATCGGTTTCACTTTCACTGACGTCGGCATAATGAAATATATAAAAACCTTCTGAACTGTTGTATGTTTCTATTTTGTCAGATATAGTATTGAGAACATGCATGAATGTAGGTTTATTTGTATCCAAATGCACCGGTATTTTTTTAAAATCAGCCATTTTGATTATAAATGGTGAATCTGTCAGTAAAACACACGAATTAAATATAGCAAAATCGTGCACTATTGGCAAATATTTCGTGTAAATAGTAGTTTTATTTTTTATTTTGAAATCTTCAAATAAACGATAATAATTTACCAATTGTGTAGATATATGATATTCTATTGTATGTATTGTTTTTTCATTAATATCGTATTTGGAATGACCTGATATATATTGAATATTATCCAACTCTATTTTCTTATCCATTCCAATAGTGGTGTTCTCAAAATCTACAAAAACAGAATAAGGCAAATCCCTTTCAAATAGCGCATATACATTGTTGTTTATATTTAATAATGCAGTATTTGCAACACCCATTATGTTTGGAAACAATTTCATCTTATTCATAATCATCATAAATACTGTTGAAAAAATATCTTTCGGTATTTTCCCATATTTTTCTTCAAATTTTACTTTATCTGTTCTGATAACGTGTTTTATAAATGTTAAATTACCACCATTGAAAAAAACTCCTTGTATATTTCCATCTCCTGTAAATAAATCATACAGCGATTTAGTGGTTGTAATATTAATATCTGGACCAATCATTCCGTAAAATCCATCTATCTTGTTGAGAACATTTTGATAATTTTCTGGAATTTTATAGTTTATTTTATAATTTATTTCTTTATCTATTATTTTATTGAACTTAAATGGCATTCCGTGAAATTTACTATAAATAGATATAAATGAATATGTAAAAAACGAAATAAATAAAAATATTGAGAACATATTACTCTTTTACATTACTATATTTTTCTGTTTATCTGTTTTTTTATTTATATTTTTTCTAATAACAAATATAAATTTATTTATAAATTGTATCATAAAATTCAATTGAGAACTTAATTCTTGTTTGTTTTTCGTGTTTTTCGTGTTTTTCTATAAATTCCTCCGAAGTTGGAATAATTACTGAGGGTGCTAATATTACTGCCATCATCGGGTATAATAGTAATAACATTATTTTCAAATGCATTTTTTAATTCATCTATTGTATCTTGTGACGCTGGAACAGTATCGCCATGTAGTATGTCATCTATATCTACTGGTTCTCGTATATTGTTAAAATATTGTGCTATTCTTCGTTCATCATTAAGACTAGTAGGAGGAGTAGTAGGAGGACTAACAGAAGGAGTATTATTATCATTATTATATTGCGGTAATTGATTACCAGTTAAATTAGAACGAAATCTACGATAAAAATCAATTATTCTTTGGTAACTTCGTTCTAAATTTATTCTACTTCGTCTAACAGTTCTTCCAATAATACTATTTCTACTTCGTCTAACAGTTCTTCCAATAATACCTCTTGAACGAAGTATTAGAATTAATTTAAAAATTAAATACAAAACTACACAACACCCAATTACACTACCAAAAGTTATAATAAAAATTATAATATCCCTATCTCGCCGAATTTCTCGTGCTGAAAGTGTTGGCCGACGTGTTGGATTAAATGTTGGTTGACCAGGACGAGGCGTTGGTCGCCGGGTTGGGTCATCATCCCCCAAGCCACCTTTCATAGATTTTTGTTTTTCAGAATAACTATCAGTGTGTATAAATTTTTTTTCAAGTATTTTTAGTATTCCGTTAAAATTATATTTGTCTATTATTTTAGCTATCTTTTCCATAGTGGTTTCTATTGTTTTTTCTTCTATTTTTGAAAATTTCATAATAAATGAATCATATTTTTCATTTTGATCAATGTGTAATAAAATATCATTTAACAATTTATATTCTTTTGGATCAAGATCCATTGATTTCAGCAACTTGTCCATTTATATAAATTATAAACAAATTATTTCAGTTAGAAATTATATTTACTAAATAATATATTTTTTACACCTTTGCACAATTACCCGAAGGGAGCCCATTCTGGGCAGATGTACCAGTGCAAAGGCAACGGTTACCATGCGCATTTTAAATGCGCAAATGTGTATACAATTCCAGCATTTTCTTTTTTTGTTCATCATAATCAACTATCGGAGTGTAATATCGCGTTTTATGATATTTTGTGTCGTTACACATTATATACCATTTATGAATATCGCGCGGTTCTACATTCGCCAATTCGGGCACCCATTTTTTTATATAAACGCAATCTTTATCAAATTTTGCTGATTGTATCCATGGATTCATATCCCGAAAATATGGTTTCATATCAACCCCTGTTCCAGATATAGCCTGCCAATTTCCATTATTGGATGCTGGGTCATAGTCTACTAACTTTTGTGCAAAATAGCGTTCTCCTAATCTCCAATCCAATAACAATGTTTTTACTAAAAAATTGGCAACTATCATTCGTCCACGATTATGCATGTATCCAGTTTCATTTAATTGACGCATACATGCATCCACCACTGGAAACCCGGTTTCGCCATTTTTCCATGCATGTAAATCACGTTCACTATTTCTCCACTTTATTTTGCGATAAGATGGCTGATAAGATTGACCGAGAACATCAGGATATCCATAGAGAACATGTGCATAAAATTCACGCCATATTAATTGTCTAATTATATCTGATTTTGCACCAAATTTGCTTTTAAATGCATCATATACTTCTCGCACTGAGATACAACCGAATTTGATAGGAGCCGATAAACCACTAGTTGGATGAAACAAATAATCATGTTCATTTGTATAATTTGCTTGTGCTACTAATGATCTTGTCAAAATTTGTTTAGCCTGTTTTCGTCCACCATTTACCGCAATAGTATCATTATTATGGGTGAATTTTGAAAAAGCATATCGCAATGTAATAGAGTTGTCAATTTCCAAAGTTGTTTTAGATAAGTTTGAAATTGTCCTCTTAATTGGTTTTTTAATTTCTAGTTTGAGAACTTGTTCATAAAAAGGTGTGAACTTCTTATAATAACCACCACTTCCATTTAATACTGAACCAGGTTCATATAAATAATAATCTGCCGTCTGTAAGCATTTGATTTGGCGTTTATCACAATATTCTACTATTTCATTATCTCGTTGAATTGCATATGGGGAATAATCTTTATTGAAAATAACACAATCAATTTCCAACATAGTTACTAATTCGGATATGCTTTTTTTATGTTTTCCATAAAGTATAATAAGTTCTCCATTTTTAGACTGAATAGATTTCCTTAAATCTTCTAAACTTTCAATCATGAATTGGATTGCATTGTCTGAACGGTAATCATTTGTTTTACCAACTTGTTCTGGTGTAAATATAAAACATGTATAAACATGTTTACATTGAGAACATGCTTCTAATAATCCAATATTATCAGTGATTCTGAAATCACGATGAAAAATAAATAATCCGTTTTCAAATTTCATATACATTACAAAGAGATGTTTTTACATTTTTTATAATACAAAATTATAAAATTGATTTTTATATTGATAATATATATACAAACTATTAACCACAATGATTTCAACTGAACCAAATGACTCTGATAAAAAATGGACATGCTATATTGCTGCCATTATTGGAATAATAGTAATGCTATTGATAGTCTTATTATAAATGCATATCCTAAATAATTTATTAAACCAACATAAATACAAGTCTATAATAAATGTAACCAAAAATAAACGGTATATGAGTGATTTGACTTCACATATATTAAATTTAATAACTATTTCATCTAATATAATTACTAATATGATGGGTTTTATTGAAGAATTTTTCTACGTTATGCATATATTAATTTTCCAATATTTTTTAGTTTTATTAAATTACTCTGTAAATCAAGTTTTATCTTTATTTGAAACTGATACAGAAAAAATAGGAATTAAAGTATTTTTAATGATAAGTAAAAAATACAGCGAATTAAAATACGGTGCAATAAACATATATGAAAATAATCCGAATGTTAAAATTGTAGTAGATGGCACGATTACGTGTGTATTTGAAATATATAAAAAATTAAACGGAGTAAAAAGTGAACCATTTCATCCATTGTGGATAAGTGTATTTACACTTACTCAAAATTTAAATAACAATGAGGAATATACAATTGTTGAAAATTCCGTCAATGAAATTATGCTAAAAAGATTCAAATCGGTTATTGAAGAAAATATGAATACAACTATCCAAAATTATAAATTGTATATATTTAAAACACCTGCATACATTTTATGTAATATAGAAAATAAATTTGAAAAAGATGATGCCAAATACATAGTAGAAAAATCTGATGTCAAATTTTTAAGTATAGAATATTTTACAAATGGTATGAATCAACCAATAAATATATTATTAAACAAAGATATATATCAAATTGGTAACGAAATTTTATCAAACACGTTTATATTCCGATATCTTCAATATCAAACACAATATTATGTTTTTTCAAATGATTATATTATAAAAGTAATGGATGATAAAATAAATGAATTTACACTAAAAAGTAATCAATATGTTTTATTGGATAAAAATGAATATAAAATTATTTCAATGGAATAATTTAGTATGAATACTAAAATGGTAAATAGAAAAAATATAAAAACTACATAAAGATTTTATATTTTATATTATATAGTATTCAAATGAATACGTTTGATTTACAACCAAATGATGTAAATCAAATATTGGATGTTAATGAAGAAATTCGTAATATTCCGGAAGCACAGCAGCATAAACTGCTTGGTAAATGGAATTTGTATTACCATTTACCACACGACAAAAATTGGGATTTATCAAGTTATAAAATAATAATGGGTAATATTGACAGTATTGAAAAATTAATAACTATAAACGAAAACGTTTCAGAGCAAATAGTAAAATATTGTATGTTATTTGTAATGCGAGATGGCATTACACCTATGTGGGAAGATCCAAGTAACCGAAATGGCGGTTGTTTTTCTTTCAAAGTATTAAATAAGCAAGTTTATAATGTTTGGAAATCCCTTTTTTATGCAATGTGTGGAGAAACCTTGTTCAAAACCAAGGCATATCACAAATTAGTAAACGGTATTACAATTTCACCTAAGAAAAACTTTTGTATAATCAAAGTGTGGTTATTAAATTGTTCTATACAAGATCCGGAATTGATGATTTCTATTCCCAATTTATCATTCCAAGGTTGTTTGTTCAAAAAGCACGAACCGGAATTTTGATTTTTTTGATTATATAATACATAACTACCACGTATTATATAAACATTTTTTGGATTACCAGTAGTAGGCGTTATTGTATATTTATTTATAAATTTACGCAGTTTTATTTATAAATTTATACAGTAATTTTACAAATATTTCAAAAAGTAATAGTTTTATACAATATAATCGTCAAATACATACATAATATTATTTGAAAATATGGATATAGCCTTTTTCTATAATTAAATTTATAGGTAATATCATAATTATAATATAAATATAAAATACACGCTGGTATAATAAAACAATCATTTATCTTTGATGTTCTATTATTTACAATAATTACTGAAACTACTCTACATAAATTATTTACATTGTAAAAAAGTAGGTATTGATTCTCGTTGATAAATAGGTTGGAAATATCTTTTACATTTTCGGGTTCATCTCCCAATAAATAATTTTTATTTTCCAGTTTCTTCATTATATAAGAAATAATGCATTCATCTTTACATACTACCCACGAAAAAGGAATACTTACAAAACTAATTATGTATAATTTGTCAAACATAATGTTTTTTTGCACAAAAAATCCATAAACATTTTCTATTATCATCCCACATAAATGAAGAGTTCCAATGTATTTAGATATATCAAAATACATTGTTTGTATAATGCAGTAAATCATAATATATTTATATATATTTCATAATAGCAAATGAAAAACATCTACTATTATTTTACAAAGAAATTTACAATAGAATCATAATAATTAGTGCCAAAACGTCTTGACCATGATACATTTCCACTTGCATCATATTTTGATACAAACATATCATTATATCTAACATCATTATTACTTATATCGTTAAAACGCGTATCATTTGCATTATAAAATGTCAATAGTGTAGACAAATAATATCCAACAATATAAATATTATTATTATTACTATTATCTATTTCAGCTGAAAATATAGTTTCATTACTTGACCCACCTATATGTGTGCTCCACATAAAATTTCCATTTTCAGTATATTTTATTAAATATATATCACTTGAACCGCTACTATCTATATATTTATTCACTGTATAATTACCAGTGTTATCCTTATTATAAGTATATAATCTATTATTGAAAATACCGTATAAATATATATTATTGGAAGAATCCATTTTCATATCAACAGAATCTTCACCAGAACCACCAAAATGTGTTCCCCAACTATATGAGCCAAACTTATTATATTTTACCAAATATACATCTGTATTGCCACAACAATCAACAGTATCACTTAATGTAAGACTATTACTACCATAATTATAACTATAAACATTTAGTTTTGATGAAGTATATGTTCCTGAAATATATATATTATTTGTTTTATCCACTAATATATTAGTTGGAACTTCTGAACCAGTTCCACTTATAGTTGTCGTCCATGCACATGAACCATCCGTATTATATTTTACTATATATGTATCGCTGTTATTAAGATTTGTTCCAAGAGTATTAAACAAAGTTTTTCCGGTATTATATAAATATAAATTTCTTGAAAAATTTCCGCAAACATAAAAATCATTTGCATTATCTACAAATATTTTTGTAATACTATTTACATTTGGCGATGCTGAACCAACTAGAGATGTTACCCACTCCATTGAACTATTTGTATTGTATTTGATAACATATGAATCATTATTAAAACTCATTTTTATGGTATCTGTAACACTATTGGTATAAATATTAATTGTAGGACTAAAATTAATTGCTCTACATGAACCAACTGTATATGCATTATTTGAATTATCAATAATCATATATCTTGGATTTGAGGTTTCCCCCTCTACATATGAAGTTAACAGAATATTACCACTTGAATCATATTTTACTACATATGCATTATATACAGTAGTCGCCGGAAGTGTATAACTTTTATAAACAGTAGTATTATCAGTATTATAAATTTTAAGCGGTGATGACGATGAAATCCCGGATATATATATATTGTTCAGTTGATCGCAATTCAATATATTTACAGCAGCACCGGATTGTCCTCCTACATTTCTATACCACAATATGTTTCCACTTGAATTATATTTTACTACAAAAACATCTTGTGAAGTACCTGTATTAATATTATTATTTATAGTTACAAATGAATTATCTCCTGCATTATATAATGAAAGTTGAGCAGCTGCAAATGTTCCGCATGCAATAACATTATTTGACTTATCTAATACAATGTTATATGGGTAAATTGGTGATGTGCCAGTGATACGAGTTGCCCATAACGGAATACCATTAGAATTGTATTTTACTAAATATGCACATTGAACATTGTTTGTTCCAAATGATTTGAATACTGTGGTATCGTTTGAGTAAATATTTACTGGATTTGATCTAGTAGTTCCATATGCATATACATTATTTGAATTATCTATTAATAAATTTATAATTTGATCATTTGCTGAACCACTTATACGTCTTAGCCATATTAATTTTCCACTTATACCATATTTTGCAATGAAAGTATCATCATTTCCCGCTGGCAATAAAGTGTAATCTAGTTGCGTATTTACATCACCATAAAATTGTAGTGTTCTGTCAAAATTACCATAAATATATACAAATTGCGAATCAGTATTAGTAATAACTTTTTTAACAACAGTTCCACTTTTAATAGAATTAAATGTATTCATATATTATATGTAAATAAAAAATATAATAATTCATATTTGTATATTTTTACATTTGTTTTTACTATTTACCAATTGTTTTTTCACATTCGTTTAAAGGATTTTCATATTTGAAAATTGGTTTTTCTAAGGGTTTTTCACATTCATTCAACGGATTTATCATTTGTTTTTTGTATATTACTTTTTCACATTCGTTCAATGGATTCTCTCGCAATGGATTCTCTCGCAATGGATT